CAACATCTGATAGAAAACTTTTATAGAAGTCATCGTTCCTTCTATCTAAACCTTTTACTGTATATTCTTTACTCATTGTTGGATAATCACCATTTGCAGCAGCTATCATGAAATCATCAAATTCAGCTAATCCACTTTGGTCTTCTCCAAATAATTTATTTTCTTTTCCTCCTATATTAAATGCCAATGCAGTTAACATATCTCTAACATTTGGAGATACAGAGTCAAAGTTTCTTGTTTTTAAATTTATATTATTATATTTATCCTGTGATTTTGATTTGACAAAATTATTATAAACTTTTCTTGCATCACCTTTATGATTACGAATATCATCTACTAATAATTGTGAAGCCATAGCTTCTGGAAATATTCCTCCATTTTCATTAATAATTTTTTCAAATATCTTTTTTTCTTCGGCCGATTGTATTCTATGTCCATATCCAATATGCTCTTCGCCATCAACTATATGAATACCCTGTTCTTTATAGCCATCATTTTCATTTCTTTTTAAAAAATTTAATAATGTATCATCTTGAATATATTTTTTCTTACCATACGGTGCACTTAATTTTCTGTTATATATATTAGAAGGAGTATATCTATAAACTAAACCACTGTCAGAAAGTTCAGTTGTATATTCTAAATCTTTCCCTGCAATCGCATGGGCATTTGACATTACCATATTCATTTGGGATGCCTTATGAACTTGTTTTAAAAATCTTGGATTTTTTAATTTAGATAATAATTCTCTATTTGATTCAGGCGATGCTCCGGATAATGCATTTTTTAAATCGTTCATTGCCGCATTTGTGTAAGCTGTCTTGTGTAAATTTTTATATGAACTTGGTAATAAAGATTTAAATTTCTTTTTTATTGTATCCCAATTTTTATCTTCAAAAAAATTCCATCCTTCTCTGTAAAAAACATTTTTATTTTGCTTCTTTTCTTTTCCAACTAATTCTTCTGTTGGATAAATCTTTTTATTTAATAAATTATCACTGCCTAATTCAATTTCCTCACCTAAATCAGGTTTTATTTCTTTAGTCTCACTTAAATTAGTTTGCATTTCATCTAGTACTTTATCATCCTGTGGTTTTTGCATAAAACCTTCCTGAACAGTTTCACCTTCTGCATGTTTAGAAGGAGCATTTAATTTTTTCAATGTTGTATAGCCACCATCTATATATTTAATTATTTCATTGGGAATTTGCATTTCTCCATTATGTACAAGAATATCCACTTTATCTCCTGCTTTATATCCTTTAGTCTTTACTCCTGCATCTTTAGCCTTTAACATTGCCTGTTCCACTAAGCTTCTAACTCTTGTGCCACTTTGTTGCATTGCAGGGTATCCCATGATAAAATCACCTGTTTCCGCCTGTAAATTTACATCATCGGCTCTCATTGACGCAGGTGCTGCATTTGGGTCTTGAATCATTTGTGGTGGTCGTACAGAACCTCCGGCTTGATAGCCAATAATACCACCTTCTTTTAGTGCTACTCCCTCATATGATGTTCCAGTTTTATAAGGGCCGTATGGTAAAGGCAATCCAAATAATTTTTCAAAACCCCCTCTATCTTTCCACCATGCCAGTCCAATATAGGGGTCAGCTAAATCAATGGTTGTTTGTGTATTTGTATCAGTTTCTGAGTCTTCTTCTTCCTCATCTTCAACAATTCTACCACCGTATCTACTAACCTGTTCCGTATCATTCTTATCATCCTCTATTAACTGTAGACGTGTTTGAAAATGCTTAAATTCACCTTCATTCATTTGCTGATTGAATATGGCATTATCACCATCCATTGACATTGTTTTCAATATAGCCGGCATTTCCATGCCTACAGCATTTTGTAATTGCTGTTCCAAAGTCATTTTTTGTGCAAATTCAGTAGGATTTGGTGAACCTGCATCCAAACTATCATCAAAATTAGCACTTACAGTTTTGTATTGTGACAATAAATCCTTAATATCCTGTGTTATAATATTTGATTGCAGTAATTCCTGTTCTCTTTTATTGATTTCATCCCGTTTAGAAGTTGTTGCACCGCTTAAAAGATTAATAGGAAGACCTAATGAACTAATAATAAAGCCCCCCAGTATATCTCCTAAACTGGATGAGCCTACACGTAAATTGCTGCTTGCTTTTGATAAGGCTTTATTTCTGTTAGACGCTGCACTACCGGGTTCTAAATGCTGTGAATGTTCTCTTATTGTTAAATTTTGAACATATGTATCTTTATCAGTTAAAGTACCCCAGTTTCCTTCCCAACTGCTTCTTAAACCGCCACCCCATGTATTGTAATCTTTTCCACCTTTAATTCCTTTTATTTCTTCATTAACTTCTAAACCTTTTAAACGTCCATTATTCCATCTTGGACTATTATCTGCATAGCCCATTTTTGTCCATTTACCATCAAGATAGTTAAGAGCATCCATTTTTGACCATGCAGGATTTGCATTTAAAATTTTATTGACCTTTTGAGATACATTTTGAATCTTATTATTAGCATAATTAATAGTTGTATAACTCTTAAAGTTTGCATCTGTTTCATCATTAACAGATATAAAATCTATTACTTTTTGCTGATTATTTTTTTCGTCACTATTACTTGAATTGTCATTACTGGAATTATTTTTTACTACAGTTTTATTTCCTGAAGAATTATTAGATTGTGTGTCGCTACTAGAATTATTTACTGTTTCAGGTAAAGTATTCAAATAATCCAATCCAGATACATCATTATATTGATTGCCCTGTTTACTTTGCATTCCTGATTTAGAAGCACTAGAACTTTCTGGAGAACTTGCTGAAGAACTTCCTGAATCATTATTCAAAAAACCCCAGTCAGATTCAACGTCATACGTCATTATTCTTTATCTCCTACATCCGATGCGTGCTTACACGATTCCTTCAGGTTCTTGAGGTGAACCAGTGAAGCCAGTTTCCCCTGATTGTGGAACA